TATAGCGGGGTCAACATGGAAGTCGTAATCGACACACGCTTTCTTAAGTCTAGTGGCTACCGGCTGCCACTCTTGTCTAGTACACGGCTTGTCTAACGCCCAGTACACGTGTAAGCCCCCGCCGGAATCGACAATAATGGTAGGCTTAGGTAGGGATAGCTGTTCGCAGAACGCGCGCAATGCGCCCATTCCACTCTTTTTATCTGGGTAGGGTTTGGTTTCCCCACAGTCTATATCTAAAAACAGAGAGCGCATTTGGCATACGTTTTCTGCTAGCCTACTACGCTCTTTTACAAAAGTACCTAGCGCGTAATACGCATCGTACCCCTCTGCGTCGCGGTTCAGTGCAGTGTTGACTACTGAGTCTATTGAGTTATAGAACTTGGATACATGTTTGTTATCTTTAGTTCGTATAGCGTAAACACAATAAAACCCTTCGTCCCCTAGCACTGTACTTAGAAATTCCTTCGTATTCATCATCACATCTCTTAGTACTTTTTTTGAGGGTCGAGGGTTCCCTAGGGAACCCTAGCCCGTTTATTTTAATGCGTTGGGTCTAAAAGGTTAGTCGTCCCACTCTTCTAAAAGACTAGACAAGTCTTCGTCCGGCTTGGGCTGTTCCGCCTTCTTCTTAGATACCTTTACCGTAGGCTCTTCGATTGCCTCCGCAGCCGCTACAGGTTCTGGCTTTGCTTCTGGCGCGGGCGCAGGTTTTGCTTCTGGCGTAGGGTCCGCAAACAGAGGGGGTAGTGCGGCGGGTTCTGCTACTGCGGGGCCGTCTTGCTCAGTCTTCTTGCTTACCGTAATAGTCAACATCTTCTCTACTTCTGGACTCTTCTGTAAGTCGATAGACATTAGCAGTTCGGATTCTTCCAGTGGACGCAGCGGCTTAAAGCAAAGCTTAGGCGTAGACGCATCAGTATCGAAACGTATTTCGGTAAGTACCGAAGCTACTGGAGACGTGTGGCTAGCCAGTAAGCGAGCGTAGGCTTGCATCGGCATCTTGTCCTGCTTGTCCCCAAACACACTAGTAGCCGGTAGAGATAGTTGGTACACCTCTTTAGATACTATGTTGCCTTCGCCGTCCGCGAGTAATAACGCTACACGCTGTTGGAACCTACACGCACGGCTCTCGCCTTGCCCCGAACCTTTTACGTTCTGAGCGCAGTCACCACACTTATTCGCTTGGCGGTCGCTAGAAATTACGTCATCTGAGGGGAACCCTGTACGGGTGTCGGCGGACCAACATACGGGAGGGTTAGACTCTCCGGCAGCGTAAGTGCCTTTGTAGTACATCCTAGAAAGCGGTGCGGCTTTAATGATTACTGCTTTAAGCGAGCGGCTTTCTAGTTCGGCCACTTCCTTACCGTTTACGAGCTTACGGAATACCCCACCACGGATACTTAGTCTATGGCTGCTAGAGTACTCTCCACCGGTTAAGTTCTTCTCTGGCGCTAGTTGGGCCAAAAGGTCTTTGTACGCGGCGGGCATGTTTTCAAATAATTGTACGTTGCTCATCATTTACTCCTAAAAGTCTTCGTTTTCGTCTAAGTCCAGAACCAGTTGTTCTTGTAGGCTTGGACGTTCTGTGGTCGCGCTTGTAATTTCATAGGCAAGGTCTGATACGCTTTCTTCCGGCATATTAGTAACTTCGTCTACGTGTTCTTCTAGCTCTTTCCCCGTCCGCAGCGCGTCGATAACTTGGGGGATGTTAAACCTATAGGTGTTCGCTACTTTTATGTAGGTATCCCTAGGGATAAAACCTTGGCGTACCCACGCCCGTAGCGTTTGGGTTTTTACGTTCAGCACTTCCGCCAAATCGTCTATTGGTACATACGAATCTACATCGTTCAATTTTTACTCCTCCTTACAGTTACTGTGTACTCCCTATCGGTGTTAAGGCCGGGCGGGTGTAGGTCTGGGTTCTCTTCTAAAAACTGCTTCATGTTGCCTTGGTGTAGGCGCTTCTCTAGTAAGTCTACCGCTTCGTTTTCTAGCATAAACTTACTCATAGAATCCCAATCACTAGTCCAGTATTTAGTTCTTACTGAACGGTAGAAGGACCCTAACTCTGTCTTACCAGACTCTAGTCCTGTTGCTTTGCAGTGAGCTAAAAGCGCGGCCTTAACTTTACCTAGCTTCTCCTCCAAGTCGTCCTCTTGCTTTTTCATCTCGGTGACTATCTGCAACTTCTTATCGCGTATCTTTATGTACACCCCGATGAGTTTGTTTAATCTAGCCTCATCCGCAATCTCTTCACTCATACGCACATCTCCTGTGTAGTGTTTTAGTTTAATGGAACGACATGTAGTCTATTCTAGTTATGTTTAGGTATCAAGCACATCGTTGTATAAATCTATCATTTTTGTATGTACATTTATTTTTTGGTCTAACATTTTATAAACACGTTGCTCTACTGACGACCCTTGTAGCTGCACCACAGTGCATGGGTGTTTCTGCCCAGAGCGGTGTACCCTAGCGTTAGCTTGCGCGTACGTTTCTAAAGAGGGCACTGGACCCCACCATACAATAGTGTTTGCTGCGGTAAGCGTTACGCCGTGCGCTGCGGCTTGGGGTTGGATAATCAGTACCCTAGGATCAGAGGTAGTTTGAAACTCGTTGAATATGGCAGTACGTTTGTTGGCCGACACATCCCCGTTAATAATTGCGTTGGTTATACCGTCCTTGTTTAGTTTCTCTGCGAGTATTCTAATCACGTGTTTGAACGGCACAAAAATTAAAACTTTCTGGCTAGACTCTGCGATTACTTCGGATAATACTTTGTAGCGGTTCTTCACGTCAAACTCTACGGTCTCTCCGCTGTCGGAGTACACCGCCCCACAAGATATTTGTAGCAGCTTGTTCATGTTAACCGCAGCGTTAGCGGCAGAAATAGATTCGCCCGCAGCTATCGTAAGCATATGACTTCTAAGTATTTTGTAATACTTGTTCTGTTGAGGGGTTAGTTCCACCTCGCGTTTTACGTACGTCATTTCCGGCAGGTCTAGGCACTGTTCTTTAGTAAATCTAATTGCCGGTTGAAGTGCGTTGTACACTATAGTCGTAGCGCTTTCCTTGGGAACCCACTTGAATTGGGTAAGCTTGGTCATCACCATCTCTTTGAAAGCCCCCGCAAAGCGGGGTACGGCCTTTGGGTTAATTAGTTTCGCTAACCCGTACGCGTCAAGCGGCGATTGTGCAGCAGGTGTACCCGTCATCATCCACAGCCAAGTAGTTGGTTTTATTATAGAATTCAATACCTTCCATCGTTTTGCTTGTGGGTTCTTATAGTGTGTGGCTTCGTCCGCTATGATTAAATTAAAGCCGCCCTCGTCAATCGCATCCCGCACAATCTCTACGCCGTCGTAGTTTATGATTACGTATTCCGCACCACCTCTAATTATCTCTTCTCGTTTCTTCCTAGCCCCGTGAGCTATGTCAACCGTACGGTGCATAGCAAAGGAGAACAGGTCTGCCCGCCATGCTGAGTCCATAATCGACAGAGGGCATATTATGAGAACGCGTTTTACTATCCCCAATTGTATTAGGAAGTCCGAGGCCCATATAGAACTGGCCGTCTTACCGGTGCCTTGCTCGTTAAAACAAAACGCCCGTTGGTTCATCGTTAAAAAAGCAGCCGTGGTTTTCTGGTGCTCGAACGGTTTAAACTTACCGGCCCAACTGTACTGGCCTAAAATTGGTGACGGTACGTTCTTTATCCCTAGATTTTTTAATACCCGCGCTTCTTCCATACCCCATTTAACTAGCACTTCGTTGTTGCCTAAACTTTTACTGCGGGGTATTGCTGTTGTTATTTGCATGGGGTTACGCACTTTAAGCCGCAACGCCTTGTTGTCTACTATCTGCATCTCTTTCTCCAGAGGACAAAAATAGAGAGAAACCGCTGTGTGCTTCCCTCTATTTACTTTTTGTAATGTTGCGTTACTTCTTCGTCGTTTTCTTTTTGTAGTTTCTAGCACGGTTCTTACTGGAGCTTTCTACTGTTACCCCGTCTTTGTTTGAACCGCCTTTACTAAGTGCTTTCTTGTGGCTAACGTCTTTGCCTTCGCGCTTATCGGCTTTGCCGTTGTTGTTCTCGTCCTTGCCTTCCTTGTCCATCTTTCGCCTAGCGCGTTGGCGTTCCATCCTAGCTTCAAACTCAGGACTGCCGACGGGTTTGTTCTTTTGCTTAGGTCTATCTTTTGGGTCCTTGTAAGGCATAGTAGTTCTCCTAATCAGTTGGTTCAGAATCGTCTACGTAGTCAGCAAGTTTCCCATAGGAGGCTAGCGGTCCCCCTTCCATAAGATCAGAAAAACTTAAGTAAGATACATCTGGGTCGTCTTTGTCTATAGTTACTCCACGATAAGACCAAGCATGTGACGGTGCCGTGGACTGGCCTTCTACAAACAGCTTACCGTACTGGCTGATAATCCATACCCCCGCCTCAGCTCCACCCTTACCAACTAAACCCCAGTACCGCATCTTCTGGAAATTACACCGTTGATTATAGTTTAGCTGAAGAGCATTAAGGTGCGCACTACCCCCCACGTCATACAATCTCTTCAACGACACTACCATGCCCGTGTTTAGTTTGTGTCGGTAGGCTACCATTTTGGCGCCGCAAGCTTCGCAGGTCTTGGTCTGTTCATCATTTTCATAGTCAATCATATTTATCTCCGTCCGTTATGTGGACATTCCATTACTATACAATGCGCTCTACATAACCCAGTAGGACGCGGGTTCCAAACATCTACTTCGTAGGCTTTCGCCATCTTGGCGTAGTCGGCCAACCACTTCTGCCATAGTTCCGATTCTTGTTCTATGGTGTAGGTGTCTTTTACAAACGCGTTGCATACCACGAACAGCAACCCGCCTTTTATTATCTTCACTTCGGGGAAGTGCTTGAACATAGCCAAAGCCATTAGTTCTAGCTGCCCCTTGTCGGCGTACTTCGCAGACTTACCCGTCTTGTAGTCTATTACCTTAGCGGTACCGGCTTCTCTATCAAGTATGGCAAGGTCAACTACCCCCCGCCACCATACGTTTTTGTCGAAGAAACCACACGGCTCTAGGTCCGCCGTAAGTCCCATCTTGTACTCGCACAGCTTCTCGCCCTTCGAGTTCTTTAGTTTATCCAAAGCCGCAAGTGTGTAGTCAAACCTAGCTTCTAGCTCTACGTCGTCTCTTATGTACTCTTCCGCTGCTTTGTGAAACTCGTTGCCGTACAGTATGGCGTCCGTGTTGAAGTCTTCTTTGTAGTCTTTCGCTACCTTTAAGTGGTAGTACTTCTTAGGACACTGCTCGAAAGTTTTTATGCTGCTGAAGGACCATGTGGGTTGCGCCATTCTGTACATTCTCCGTAATTCTTTCCGGTTTCCACGTCACCACGCACCGGAAGGCCCTTTGCCCAATCGGGGGTGTAACGCATACATTCGGATACGTAAGCTGCTGCTTCGTTAAGCTCACTATCTGGTACAGAGCATACCACAGAGTCATGTACGGTAAGAAGTATTGGGTAGCGTTTTGATATTAGTAGCATTTGTTCCGCCATAATACACCGCGCTATAGCTTGGCATACGTTCTCTACTACTTTACCCCCGTAGATTCGCACGTCTCCCCTACGCGTTTTGTATGAGTACTCTAGTCCGCGTTCGCCTTCTGAAGTTTTGAGGTCTCCGTAACGCATCATCAAACCGTTAGGTAGGCGTATACCGTTCTGTTCTGGAACTACTTGTAGTACCCCACCTAATCCTATTGCGTAAGCGTCGCCCGCAAGCATGCCCTCCAAAGCTACCTGACACTCCCGCCACAACTTAATGATCTGGTTGTTCGTGTGCCTGTATATCTTAATAATACGCGCGGCTTCCTCCTGCTCCATGTCAACGCCTAAAGTCTTTAACTGCTCCTTAAACCGCACCGCGCCCATACCGTAGCCGCATCCGAGTATTGTCGTTTTCCCAATAAACCTTGAGGGTCCGTCTATGTCTTCTTCCTTCTTGCCGTAGATAGCGCCCGCCATCTTCTTGTACACATCCTCGCCGTTCTCGAACGCGGCAACCAAGTCGGACTGCCCTGATAGCCACGCAAGAACCCGCGCTTCGATCTGAGCGGAGTCAGCTTCTATTATAGAGTACCCTTCGGGCGCGCAAATACTGGACTTAAGTACCTTGGCGTTCGGCCCCCTTGACGGTAAATTCTGGAGGTTCAATTTATCTGAGCCGCCCCACCTTCCGGTATGCGCTGCGTAGTACTTGATAGGAACCGGCATCCTCCCCCGCGACGCTACCTCTAAGAACCGTTGGGTTCGTGTTTCTTCTAGGGTACTTTTCAATCCGATACGGGCGGCGACTAAGGCTTGTACTCGTGGGTCTTCGTGTTCTTGTAGGGCTTTGAATGCTTCGTCACTCTTAGCAAACGCAAAGGCTTCCTTACCAGTACGCAAACTTGTTTTCATAGGTGGGGTAACGCCCAGCGCCTCGAGTGCTTTGGCAAACTTAGGGTTAGACATCAGCTCGTCTTTCTCTATCCCGCACTGTTCTAGGAGTTCATCTTTCTGGTCTTTAAGAAGGTCCAAATGCAGTTTTAGTTTCGGCGTATCCAACTCTAGTACGGGGTCGATAAACATACGTAGGGTCATGTCTATTACTTTAAGTTCTATAACAGGGAAGTCTGCCGCAAACTTGTTATACAGTTTATAGGTAATCTCCGTGTCGTTTACGCAGTAGTCTCCGTACCGATCTAACTCTTCGACAGAAAAGTCTGCCCGCCGTTTACCAACTGCATTGAGTATCTCTGTGCCCTTTACCCCTAGCTCGTACTTCTCCGCCAAGAACGCAAGCGACCCGCCAACCTCCACGCCATGTAGCGCGCGTGCCATACACAAAGTATCAAGCCATACCCGAGGGTGAATATCAAACAGCCAACTAAGAATAGCCCCGTCAAACATAGTATTGTGAGCCAATACAGCAGAGTTTTCCCAATCGTAATTAGCGAGTAAGTATTTTTTGAGTGCGTCATGTGGACCACTTAGCCATGTTGTTTCCTCATTGTTCACCTTAACGCTAACGCCTATTACCTCAAACCCTTCGTGGCGCACGTACTCTTCTGTAGTTAGTTTGCGTAGTGAGATGTCTTTGTCGTAGTACGTCTCGAAGTCTACCGTTATTATATTCACGTTACACCAATCCCCTGTCTTTAAGTATTTCGTAGTTGGCTTTGTGAGCGTCTTCAATGTCTTGTTTGCTTTGCCCGTGGTAAGCCACGGCTAAGTGTTCGGTTACCAGTGCGGTGTTAATGGTTAGGTTGCCCGTTATCTTTATCACTCCGAGGTACCGCCCGAACTTTCCTTTCTCTCTAGTTTCGAGCTTGTAAGTTCCTCCGACGTGAAGCATCTGTTCGACAAACTTCTTTGCCAAGAGTCCGGCAGCCTTTTCTTCTGCATCTCTCGTGCGGC